TGTTAGGGAAATGTGTGCCGGATCTAAAGGCCGTGGAAGTACACGCTCAGGTTGAACAGACTAAGGTTCTTGATATAGGTAGGTTGAATGATGATGACCTCAACACAATTGAACTCGCTCTTAAGCACGCTGTCATTGACACAAGTGGAAGCGGAGAAGATGAGGAGGTCACTGAAGGCGTTTATCAAGAATTGCTGGCCGACGATTGAGCCTGGACGGGAGTTCTATGATAATTGGCATATAGATGCCATCAGTGAACATTTACAGGCGGTGATAAATGGGGATATTAAAAGATTGGTTATTAATATCCCGCCGCGACATATGAAATCTATTTCGGTTTCGGTGGCGTTGCCAGCCTGGACATGGACAGTACAGCCCCAGAAAAGATTCCTGTTTGCCTCTTATGCTTCGTCTCTTTCCATACGTGATTCGGTAAAATGCCGGAGGTTAATTGACAGCCCCTGGTATCAGGATCACTTTGGGGAAATGTTTAAGCTGACTTCTGACCAGAATCAGAAACAGAGATTTGATAATGATAAAACGGGGCAGAGGATTGCGACATCGGTTGATGGGGCGCTGACAGGTGAGGGGGGTGATGTGATTGTGATTGACGATCCGCATAACGTCAGGGAGGCGGAATCACAAACGGTGAGGGAGGGGGTGTTGGAGTGGTGGGATCAGGCAATGCAATCGAGGCTCAATGACCCAAAAACGGGGGCGTTTATAATTATAACGCAGAGGGTTCACGATAAGGATTTGACAGGGCATATTTTGGGAAATGATTTGGAAGGGGAATGGGATCACCTCTGTTTGCCAGCGAGATATGAGATTGGGCATCCGACGCCAACAAAATCCTCGCTAGGGTTTACGGACCCAAGGACGAAGGAAGGGGATCTGCTCTGGCCTAAGAGGGTTGACGAAAAGACCCTGGGGAGTTTGGAAAAATCCTTGGGGAGTTATGGGGCGGCAGGGCAGTTACAGCAAAGACCGATGCCGAAGGGCGGAGGGATTTTGAGGGCGGAATGGTGGGTGCCCTGGGAAAATTCAAAATTGCCTGAAATAGATTTCGTGATTCAGTCCTGGGATACGGCGTTTAGTACGAAGGAAAGGACATCGTATAGTGCGAGGACCACATGGGGGGTATTCAAAAAAGCGGGGCAGACAAATGCCATTGCGGTTGATATGTGGTATGACCGGGTGGCATACCCAGATTTGAGAAGAATTGCGCAAGAGGCTTATGAGATGTATGACCCTGATGTGGTGTTGATTGAGAAAAAGGCTTCGGGGCAAAGTTTGCTACAGGATTTGAGAGTGGCAGGGGTGCCGGTACTTGAATATTTGCCAGATCGTGATAAAGAAGCACGAGCGCATGCTGCCTCCGCGCTCCTTGAGGATGGACGAATCTGGTATCCATATGATAGGAGATGGGCTAAGAATCTTATTGATATTTGCGCAGCATTCCCCGCCGGGGAGAATGACGATATTGTCGATACTTGTACTCAGGCTTGGTTACGGTTAAGGAAAGGATGGTTCGTCACTCACTCCAAAGATTTTGAAGATATAGAGGAACAGCCCAGAAAAAGGGTGACAATGTATGGCTAGATCACCGATGGAAGTTTTGCCGCCGAATGCGCCTTTCTCCAATGGGTTGCCACCAGATGATTTTGAAGTGGAGGCACTTGGAGAGGACGAAGTATTAATTGGAAATCCCGCCCTAGATTTATATACAGAACCTGAAACTGCTTTTGACCAGAATTTAGCTGAGGTCATTGACGAGGATGAATTAGGTAAAAAAGCAGCAAATCTAATTCAATATTACGAGTCAGATAAAAACGCTCGATCCCAATGGGAGGAGCGCTATAAGGATGGGCTAAAGACCCTCGATCCGCAGGGGGGTCTGGAGGAAGGTGAGGATGAGAGGGCGAGTCGTGGGCTTAGTACCGTGGTCCATCCGCTGATCGCGGAAGCGGCGACACAGTTTAATTCACGCGCAATCGTCGAGCTATACCCCTCTGGGGGGCCTGTAAAAACGGTGATCGTTGGTGAGCCGAACGAGGAAACGGAAGCACAGGCTCGCCGGGTCAGGGATTACATGAATTACCAGATCACCGAGGAGATGCCCGAGTATTTCCCGGATCTGGATCAGATGCTTTTCCAGCTTCCATTAGTGGGCCAGACATTTAAGAAAATTTATTGGGATGCTTCTCTCAACAGACAATGTTCACAATTCGTTAAAGCCGAGGATTTCGTTGTCGCTCCAGAGAGTAAAGACCTGTTTACATCTCCACGTTATACACAGGTTATTAGACTCCCGAAAAACGATTACAACAAGTACGTAAAAGCAGGGTGGTATCTGCCGTCTGTTTATCAAGGGGATAGTATTGATCCTGATGATGACGTGACGAAAGAGATCGAAGGCGTCGATATATATTCCGACGATCAGCAAGACGAGGTGATGACCCTCCTTGAAATGCATGTCTATGAGACATTCGACGGCATAGACGGCGAGGACGATGAAAATATTGTCGCACCACCTTATGTTGTTACTATTGATTATGATTCTGAGAAAATTGTTTCAGTCCGCAGGAACTGGGACGAAGGGGATGAGAGTAAGAAAAGGGTTGACTGGTTCATAAGCTACAAATTCCTTCCCGGAGTTGGGTTCTACGGTTTTGGCCTTTATCACATGATTGGGGGCTTGGGGAAAGTTGCGACGGGGGCGTTACGTGCGCTGCTTGATTCGGCGGCGTTCGCCAACATGCAAGGTGGGTTCAAGCTCAGGGGCCGGGTGAGTGGCGGCGCGATTGATATTAACCCTGGTGAGTTCGTTGACCTGGACTCCACGGTTGATGATGTCAACAAGGCCATTATGCCGCTTCCGTTTAAGGAACCTTCTGGAACCTTGTTTCAGTTGTTGGGGTTCATTGTCCAGGCGGGGCAGAGGTTTGCGAGTACGGCGGACCTTAATGTAGGTGATGTTAACCCGAATGCCCCGGTCGGTTCCACGGTTGCTCTAATTGAACAGGGGTCCAAGCAGTTTTCAGCCATTCATAAACGCTTACATTACTCCCAGGGCCAAGAATTTAAGATGTTGTCCAGGATTAATGCCATTTATCTACCGGACACTTTCAATTTCGCGGTTGCGGGGTCTTCTCAAACCATTCATGCCTCTGATTTTAATGATCGTGTAGATATTGTCCCTGTAAGCGATCCGAATATCTTTAGTACGGCGCAAAGGATTGCCCAGGCACAGGCCATTCTACAAATGGCTATCGCAGCACCGGAACTTCACGATCTGTATGAAGCCTATAAGCGAATGTACGAGGCGATACGAGTTCCTAATATTGATGAGATCCTGATTAAACCTGCGGAAGCGCCGAAACTTGATCCTGTTGACGAAAACTTTTCAGTCATGTATGGGAAGCCAATAAACGCTTTCCCGGAGCAGGATCACGACGCTCATATCGCTGTTCATTTACAATTCCTTCAAGATCCGTCATTGGCAGGAAATCCAGCGGCAGGAAATTTACAGCCTATATTGATAGCTCATGTGGCGGAACACGTAGCGTTGCTTTATCGGCAGAGGATGCAAGCGAGTATTAGCACTCAACTTCCAGATGTCCCAAATCTCCGTGACAAGCAATTTATGTTCGGAGATATTAACCCAGAATTGGATATGATTATTAGTCAGCAAGCCGCCCAGGTTATCCAACAATCACCGCAGATGGCCCCGATTAAAGCTCTACAAGAACTCCAGCAAGGGGGGCCGCAAGATCCTATGCAATATGCTAGGCAACTTGCCGAACTTGAGGCTGAGTCTCTTAAAGCCAGAACTCAAGCAGAAATTCAATCTGACCAGGCTAAGGCGAAATCTGATATAGAGATTGACCAGGCGAAGGCGCAGCAGGATCTTTTACTTAAACAAGCGAAAGTTCAAGCTGAACTCCAGGCAAAGGTCACTAAGCTAGAAGCAGAATTACAGATGGAACGAGAGAAGAATATTATTAAAGCGCAGATGGAAACTAGAGACAGAAATTAATTGTGAGCGTTTTATCATAATATATATAGCATAAGGAGATTCGGCATGGCTGAAGATAAGATTAATCGTGATATATCTGGTTCGACAAGTGATGAAGAATTAATTGGATATGATTATTACCCAGTTGACCCTAGCTATGGTGTTCCTCCTTCCGGTTTTTCTTGGGAAAATCCAAGATTATGGTTAACGCCAGAGCAAGATAAGTATTACCAAGGAACCATCAAAGATATTGAGGATGATTTTCGTATGAGTGAGGAGAGTAGGAGGGAACAGGTTTTAGACCGGATGAATAGATTACTTGGTGATGTTAAAAAACGAGCATATGAAGATTGGATAAAGGCAATTGATCTTTATCAATTGGCAGAGACTGAAGAGGACAAGGAATTTGCCATTGATTTGATGAGAGAAGTAATTAAGAATTCCCAATCTGGTTCTGGCTCATTATCAGATGAAGAATTACTTGAATACCGGGACTCGATGCCATGGTTGAGAAAACAATCTGGTTCTGGCGCGACAAGCGCCGAAGAATTCCTTGCCTACCGGGACGCGATGCCAAGGCAACCCGGTTCTGGCGCGACAAGCGCCGAAGAATTCCTTGCCTACCGGGACGCGATGCCAAGGCAACCCGGTTCTGGCGCGACAAGCGCCGAAGAATTCCTTGCCTCCAGGGACGCGATGCCAAGTCGTGGCGCGATGCCAAGGCAACCCGGTTCTGGCGCGACAAGCGCCGAAGAATTCCTTGCCTACCGGGACGCGATGCGTCGAGCTAATCCCACGAGATTTGGTGCTTCAAGGTCTGACCCTAATATTGATTTAGGGAAATATGGAGCGCTTGGAATTATGCCCCGTGGATCTGGTGTAATAACTATTTAAGAATTCCTTGCCCACCGGGACGCGATGCGTCGCTAATTGTTTTTATTAAAAATATAGAAGGAGAACGTCGTGGCAAAAGTTAATGTTGAGAATATTGAGAAGTCTGAGGAGCTATTCAAAGAGAAACTAGGGTTTGGCCGCGACTCCGTTGGTCTTGAGTTGTCTGATGACCAGCTTGTTAACTTCTTGATGCTTTGCTACCAGACCAAATATGGAATCGGAGACGAAGAGGTTGAAGAAGAGGTTTATGAGGAAGAGGAAGAGAAGCGTGGCCCTGGTAAAGACAAGGTAAAGGTCAAGGTCATGCGTGTTAGTGGCAAGGACATGGGCGGCTTGATGGATGAATTGCTTGGCCACGGCGGACCTAAGGTAGACCAATACTAGAATGCCAGTCTATAAGGTTAAGGGCGGCTACCGATGGGGCAAGTCCGGTAAGGTCTATAAGACCAAGGCCGCTGCCGAGCGTCAAGGTAAAGCCGTCTATGCTTCTGGCTATAAGGAGAAGAAATGAGTTGGATTACATCACGCTTCAAAGAACCTTCTAGTTATGCCTCCGCTGGCGCGATGATCGTTGGCGTTGGCGTATTGCTAGGTCAACCTTGGATTATTGTCCTTGGGATCGTCGGCGGTGTCGCTGGCTTCTTCCTCAAGGAAAAAGGCAAAATCTAATATAAAATGGCTAAGGCTAAAATTAAAAAGGTCGCTGCCGCTGAGATTCGTGCTGCTAAGAAGTTTCTTGAGCGGTATGGCATTGGACCAAAAGAAATTAGCCCAAAGAAGTTTGCGATGGCTGCTAAGGAACTCGATAAGAGTTTCCGTGAGACATTGCAAATTCTTGCGATGACTTTATCCGCTGGTCAAGTCTGATGGATGTATTTGAATTTCTATCCAAACAAGGGGAAAAGTATAGCATAGACCCTGGATGGGAAGATGAGTTCCTTTACCCATTGTCATTGGAGGAACCAAAAGAGGTTCCTAGTGTTGATTTATCCACGGGTTCTGTAGATGATTTATATATTCCTGAAAATCTCGGACAACGACTTGTGAGTCCAGACCAACGAAGATTTGAGGCATCTAAGGATGTTCTATCGGATCTCAACCATCCTCAAGAAGCACGGAGGCAGCGTGCGCGTCTTATTCAGATGCGCATCAAGGAACTTTATCCTTTCCAAGAACATCTTAATGTTTCAGGGAATGCAGGGGCCTTTGCTGGAAGGCGAAGAACTATTGAAAATATTCCAGGCCAAGGACAAGAAATAATTAATGTTACTAATGGTGATAAGACGAGACTTTCAGGGTATAAACCAGTCACTTATTCAAGAAAGTTTCCAACTAATAAAGGGCAGTTAACAACCCCATCTGGATTTGAAGGAAAATTTAATGTTGGAAGCCCAGGATATTGGGGACTTTCCTTAGTGGGATCTTATTTAAGAAATAGATATAGATGGCCTAAAAGAGAGGTTACTATTACCCCTGATGGTCGTCTTATTAGTGTTAAGCATGGGAAAACCCCCTGGAAAACACGTTCAAAGGGTGGAGTAACAGAAGTAGGTGGCTACGTTGAAACTCCTATTGGTCGTTTGGGCGCGTTACATTATCCTCCTCATGATCGTACAGAGGCATCTTTGAAAGGTTCATTAGGAAATCTTGTGGCCGTCATGACACCACAGGGGCCTGAATTTAAGGCTCATTTGAATTTGCCTGATAAAGATAAACGCTTTATCGCTGGCATTGGCGGTGGAGTATCGCCACATGGTCAAAATATTTCTGGGAATATAAATATTAATGATTATAATTTATCTGCGGATTTTCATCGGGATAGAGCGGGCCAGAAAGGTGGCCGTGTTGGAGTATCCATGCCATTCAATTTAGAGAAAATAGTTCAATTTTTTTCAAAATGAATAGATCATCATTCTCAGCATTAATATCGAAAGGAGGTGTCAAGAAGGTGAAAGGCTATAATAAGAAGAAGAAGGTCAAGAAGAGCAAGGGGAAGGGGAAGAAGTACTAATATGACCGAACGGAAAGACGCCAAGATTTTTGTCACCGGGGTATCTGTGGTCGGAGAAACGGATTTGAAAAAAGATGACAATAACGGACCTGCTGGACAGGATAAAACGGACGCTGAAAGAGGAACAGTCAGCGATTGCTGAGGGTATGCTGCTAGGTCGAATGCAAGACTTCGAGGCATATAAAAAAAGCGTCGGTATCGCGGAGGGCTTGGAAAGAGCTTACATGATTATCGACGAGGTTCTGAAAAAATTAGACGAGGATGAATAACATGTCTCATCAACATGCGGAATTGATAACGGACGAGGAAACAAATTCAACGCTTGGGTCACACCAATTTCCCAAGCCAACTGGCTGGAAGGTGTTGGTTCAGCCTAATCAGGCGAAGCAACAGACAAAGGGAGGAATTTACCTCCCGGCCCAGAGTGTTGAGAACGAGGAATATTTGACGGCTCACGGACGCATTCTGGCTATGGGTGATTTGGCTTATAGGGATCGAGATAACGGAGAATCCTGGAAAGGTGAATGGCCACGTTGCGGCGACCGTGTAACTTACGGCAAATATGCCGGACAGAAACTGGTCATCAACGGCGTTAAGCTACTTCTTTTGAACGATGATGAAATCACGTCGATTCTCGCAGAAGGCGTAGACGTAGCGTCGTACATTTCATAGGCGAATTGACATGGAGAACGCCACCATGAATGAAGACGAAAATCAGGTTGTTGAAGAAATTCAAGAAGAGGTTAAAGAGGCGCAGCGACGGGCGGGGCAAGATGAGGACCTTGAAATAGAGGTTGTGCCTAGTGTGCAAGAGCCTGTCGAGGAGTTTTCGCAAGAAGTAGAGGCAAATGATTCTGACTACGGAGAGAAGGTCCAGAGAAGGATTAAGAAACTCGTAGACCAGAGGCGTGATGCTGAGACTCAAAGTCGTCAGTATCAAGAGCAGGTTTCCCAACTTCAAATGCGCCTCGGGCGTTTAGAGCAGGGCAACAATCATCGGGCGGAAAATGATTTTCATAAACATTATGAGAATACAAAGTTAGCCCTTAAAAAGGCGGTAGAAGAAGGGGATACAGAAGCACAAGTAAATTTCAGTGAGCAAATCGCTGACATGCGGGCCGCTGTTAGAGTGGCTGAGATGCAAAAATCACAGGGAGCGAGGCAAGCAGTATCTAATAATGCTGCCCGTGCTAAACAGGTGGCTCAAGAGGCCGCTCCTAAAAAAGCTATGGAATGGTGGGATAATAATCGGTGGTTTAATTCTTCTGGATTTGAGAGGGAAACCGCCGCTGCAAGGGCAATTGATGTTCAATTAGAGCTTGAAGGATATGACAAAGAGTCAGACGATTATTATCATGTGTTGAATAAGCGTTTACTTAATGTATTTCCTGAGCTAAACTCTTCGACCAAGCAGAGGACAAAAAGCAGATCGCCTGTCGCCCCAACTGCTGGCGGATCTCCTGCTTACTCAGGGAACAGGATTCGGATGACGCAAGATCAGTTAAGGATGGCTAGAGAGCTTGGTATCCGAGATGAAAAATCTTTGAAGCGATACGCTGACGAGATTCGGAAGCAAAGGAGCTAATCATGGCTGATGATCGTAATGTTCGCGCACAAGAATCCCGTTCCGACCCGCGTGCGGAAGAGGCTCGTCCTCTGACCGCATGGAAACCACCTTCACTACTGGACGCACCTGATCCCCGTCCTGGGATGGTCCAGCGGTGGATAGCCACCTCGATTCAGGGGAAGGATACTCCAGACAACGTATACAAACGTATGCGGGCTGGCTGGAACCCACGGGCCGCTGAGACTGTGAAAGATAAGAGGTATCCGACTATCAATCATGGTCAGTGGGCAGGTTCTATAGGCGTAGAGGGCATGATCCTCTGCGAAATGGATGAAGATAAGTTCAAGTCGATGAAGGATTACTACCATAATCGCAACCTTGAACAGAATGAGTCCATTCCTGGAGAGCTTGATGCGGTGAGTAGGACGGGTGGCATTCCGATCCAACAGGAACGGAAATCAACAGGAAGCCGTGGCCGGGACCTTTCCGTCATGGCTGACGATTAAATGGCTTGTTAAAAGGAGAGAAGGATGGCGAACGCAGACGCGGCATTTGGGATGATCCCAGTTAGGTCCATGAGTGGATCTTCGATCCGAGCTAACAAGTACACCATTACTACAGGAACGTCCGAGAACATCTTCACTGGTGATCTTTGTATCATCACGGCTGATGGGGTTCTAACACCTCATACGGCGACAGAAGTAAATAATATTGGTGTATTTGCTGGAGTGTCATACACTGCCTCTGATGGCAGTTATGTATATGGCCAATATTGGCCGACCGGGACCGCAGCTACTAATATCGTAGCCTATATCTACGACGACCCGATGATTGTTTATAAGGTCCAGAGCGCCGGTAGCCCTGCCCAAACCAACATAGGAAACTGTGCTGATATGGTTGCTGGAGCCGGTTCGACGACGACTGGACAGTCTGGTTTTGAGATTAGTGGAACAATGGCGGCGGGCACAGCTACCGCAAAAATACTTGCTCTTTGGGATTCCCCCGAGAATGCTTTTGGAGCTAATGCCGTCATGGAGGTGATCATCAATGAGCATCTCCTAAAACAGACCGCTGGCATCTAAGGAGGTTATGTAAATGGCAATTAATAGAGCACAGTTTGCCAAGATGCTGGAGCCTGGGTTGAACGCCCTTTTTGGGTTGGAATACGATCAGGCACCGGCGGAATGGTCTGCTGTTTTTGAGACAAACTCTAGTCAAAAAGCATTTGAGGAAGATGTTCTTCTTGAGGGTTTCGGTAATGCCCCAGTGAAGACTGAGGGAGCTTCTATTTCTTATGATTCGGCGAGCCAGCAATGGACCGCTCGTTATCAGCATGAAACAGTTGCCCTAGCCTTCAGCATTACGGAAGAGGCCGAGGAAGATGGTCTTTATGGATCAATTGCTTCAAGGTATACGAAGGCTCTAGCGCGTTCGATGTCTTCTACGAAGGAGATCAAAGGCGCGAATGTTTTGAATAATGCCTTCGCTACCATTACTGGTGGTGATGGAGTGGTTCTGTGTAGTACTGCTCACCCGACCCGTGCGGGTAACCAGTCTAATACGCTGGCTACTGCCGCTGACCTATCTGAGACTTCCCTTGAGCAAGTCCTTATCAATATCGCTGATTTGAAGGACGATCGCGGGCTACGTATTGCCGCTCAAGGTTTGATGCTTGTCATCCCAACAGCCTACACC